GCAGCGCCTGCCGCAGTGCAGCCAGCTCTTCGTCAGCCAGCTTCTCAGTGATGGCGTTGGTGTAGTAGTAGACGCCAATATCCAGCCCTGCCGCTTTTGCGTTGACATAGTTATCCTCGAAGGTGGGGTCGATGTAGGGAACACCGTTGCGGTTCCCTACGGCCCGCAGCATCACGCCTTTATAGCCTGCCGCTTCTACCTGCACCCAGTCCCCCAGTTTGATGATCCCTTGCCACCGGCTCACGTCAATGTACCGATACGGCGGGCCGCCCTCCCAGCCGGTTACAGCCTCTGCCCCCGGGGGAGCGGGAGGCTCCGGTGCGGGCTTTGCCTCTTCGGCATCCTGCTTGTCCCCCGGGCCAAAGAGAGCCCGCACCAGCTTTTCCAGCAGCTCCAGCAGTTTATCCATTGTAGTAGTCCTCCCCCGTGATCTCCTTATACCGCTCTTCACTGATCTCACCGTCGGCTACCCTCTTGGCCAGCTCCCGCTTGACCCCGGCGCGGCGGCTCATGGGCATCTCTGCCCATTCTTTGGTACCGGCAATCAACCGGTTTGCCCAGATTTTATCCATATACTACCTCCTTACTTGTTGTTAATAGCGGCATCCAGTTCGCACAGCGAGTCCTCGATAGTCGCCAGCCGCTCCTGTGATTCCATATCCTGCTCGCACAGGGCGTCCTCCATCTCTGCGGCAGTCTTTGCCAGCTGCTCCGCCACGGGGCCGGTCTTGTCGGTCATCCGGTAGTGGCGGTCGATCTCGTACCAGTCATAACAGCCGCCCTCGGCATCCTCCCGGCTGTCCAGCTTGCGGACGACGCGGAAGCTGTCGGTGATGGTCTGGTCGGGATACTCCCGCTCGATCTGGTGATACCCGGTCAGATCAGTGTGGTGGCTGCCCTTGGTCTTGAGGACTTCGATGCGGCCCTTTGTGCCAAATACGTATTCCATGTGATCTCCTCCTTTCTCCGCTGGCTGCGGATGATGCGTTTCAGGTCACGGACGACCCGCTCTCCCCGAAACAGCCATTGATAGAGATGATAATTGTTGCAGTGCCGGAGCTGTCCGAGGCGCGAGAGCAGACTTGCTGCCGCTCTGGGCGTGATGGGCCTCCCCTGCCGCCTGCGCTTGCGATACCGCGCCAGCGCCCGCTTGATGTGCAGCAGATTCCGCTTGCGGGGGATGGTGTAACCTCTCCCGTACCGGTAGCCTACAGCGTCCGGCAGCCGTCCTTTCGCCCGCGCAAAGCCCTGCCGGGGCGGGAGCAGCGGCACTTTGCGCTGCGGCTTTGCCACCGGGAACACCTGCCAGTCGCCCTTGAGCTTCAGATCGTGGGCGCTCAGCCAGCTCTCCACAAGGACGCGGAGTTTGCGCAGCTTGCGCTTGTTGGGGCCGAATGCTGTCATGTTGTCCATGTACCGGGCGTAATGCTTGCAATAGCCGCTCTCCCGGATGAGCTGGTCGAGCGGCTGCAAGACCGCGTTGGCGAACCACTGGGAAGTGTACGTCCCCAGCTTTACGCCGTCCCGGATGATGCGCCGGATGAGGTCGAGGACGCGGAAGTCCTTGTAGAGCTGCCGCATCCGGGCCATGACGACTTCCGGGGTCAGGCTGTCGTAAAAGTGGCGGATGTCGCCGCAAAACTCGTACTTCGTCCCCTTGCGGTCGTACTTCATCCATCGCTGGATGGCGTTCTTTTCCCGGTGCGGCCCGCGCTCCCGGATGGAGCCGCAGCAGTAAAAATCCATTCCCTGCATCATCCTGGGCTGTAACACCTGGATGAGGGCGTGGTGGACGTACTGGTCGGGCCACTGGGCCGGTTCGCTGATGGTGCGCCACTTCCGGGCGTTCGCGTCCCACCGCTGGCTGACATGGGGCTTTTTCGGTTCAAAACCCTTGATGAGCATACGGCGCAGGTCTTTCACCCGCTCCGCTTTGGTTTCTTCCACCCACGCCGTGCAGGTGTTGGGGCGGTGGCCCTTGCACCAATGGTGGGTGCGGTTGACTTCATCAATGGCAAGCAACAAATTATCATCTGAGATTAGCGTATCAAAGAGCTTTCCAGCCCTTTTCATTGGGATACCTCCTTTTAGCTGTACAGGCTTTCCAGCGCTCCCTGCGGAGTGTACTAGCCTGCTCCCAAAATGCCTATCTTCACCGTGGGGTGTGCGGCTGTCTGTGCCAAGAATCTGTGAGGTTGGAAATATCAAAAAGGAAGCGGCAGCCGATGTTCCCGTTATAGTTCGACGCGCTGTTGTAGTTGACGTAGAACAAACCATAGTTGGAGTTGTGGCTATAGTTACCACCGACGTAGAGGCACGGGTTCGACGAGCTGAAGTTCCAGTTATCGCACGAGGCCTAAGAACAAAAAACACCGGCAATGCACAGACAGTCCCATATAAAGTTCAGCGCCTTACGGCGCGGTTATCTGCGGGGGCTGCGGCCCCCTCAGACTCCCCCGTTGGGGAGTTCCTGGAGGCGGCAGCCGATGTACCCGTTATAGTACGACGCGCTGAGGTAGTTGACGAAGAACAAACCATAGAGGGAGTAGTGGCTATAGTAACCACCGACGTAGAGGCACGGGTCCGACGAGCTGAAGTACCAGTAATCGCACGAGTACGTTGCATCATTACCGGACGCGGATGTGGGGATAAACATCGGGAAGCCGCCGTTTGTCTTGACCTTGAATGCGGACGGCCAGCCATTGGACGGAACGCCGACCGCCGTGCCATTGCTGCTGTCGCTGAACTCGGAGGGATTCAAGATGATGTTCAGGCCGTTGCTGTTGTAGTAGCAGCCATCGCACCAGTCCAACACGTTATCCCACAGGCCCTCGATGTTGCGGTACTGCGTCCCGCAGCCATAGGTGGTGCGGCTGCTCTGGGTCGTACCGGTGTGGTACGGCATACTGTCGGTGTAGCCCATCGGCTGCGGAGAGCTGTTGTTGCCGCATCCATAGCCGATTTTCGCCTGACTGTTCCAGTCGGCGAACTCGACGATGTACAGCAGCCAGAGCGTAAACCGCATGGCAAAATCGCTCTGCCAGATGGTCGAGCCGAGATTGTGGATGCCGGAGCGGGCCGAAGAGCGGGTCATGTTCGCCCTGGGGCTGCCGGTGCCGCTCTTATAGGTGCCGTTGCAGTGGTATCTGCCGATGCACACCACGTCCCGCTCACCGTGACCGTCGCCTCTGTCCATGTGGGCGGGGCTGACGCTGTAGCCCTCCACCGCGCGGTCGGCGATCTGAATGCTCATGCCCCTGCCGTTTTGGGTCAGCTTGTACCAAAATTTCGGGATGCTGACCATCGTGCCGCCGGTGCGCTCGCTCTTTACCATGCCCGCCCAGGGCTGTAAGTTGTCAAAGGGACTGCCATAGCTGCTTGCGCCCGCGACGTAAGGCACCGGGTCGGTAAAGTCTGCCGCCTCGTCGGTGCGGCTCCACTTGGTGGTGCTGGTGCCGTCCCAGCTTGCGCCGTAGATGTGGGTGTATGCAAGTTCAAGGGGATAGTCCTTGTACTCGCTCACCTCCAAGCTGCCCTCGGCGGTCTCGTCGCCCAACGTGGCCGTTACCGTCCACGTGCCAGCGATGGGCAGATACAGCTTGATGCTGCCGCTCTCCGGCACCGTGCCGGAGACGGTCTTGTCCCCGCACTGGGCGGTGACGGTGCTGCCCGCCTTAACCGTGACGGTCAGGGTGTAGTAGGTCAGGGTAAGGGTCTTGGTGCGGCAATACTCCGCCTGCATTGTCTCCGTGGCCACGCCGGTGCCGAGCGTGGCGGTGACCTCCCACTCGCCGTCGTAGGGCAGGGCCGCAGAAAAGCTGCCGTCGGTGGCCGTGCCAGTTACCTTTTTGTCCCCGCTGACTGCGGTGACGGTGCTTCCCGCTTCCGTCTGCACCACCACCCGGGGCAGTACGATGCTGCCTACAGCCGCAGCGTCCGCAGCAGCGCCGGAGATGGTGAGGGTCTTGTCGGTCTCGATTTTGATAGCGTTGATGCGGTCGCCGGTGGCTTTGGCGTCTGCGGGAGCGCCCGAGATGGTAAGGGTGGGGTCGGTGGTGACGCGGCCCTCGGTCTCCTTGGCAGCCGCCTCTGCCCGCTTGGCAGACTCCGCAGCGGCAGCTTTGGAGCTTTCGGCGGCCTCGGCCTGCTGTGTGGCAGTCTCGGCCTGCTGCGTGGCAATGCCCGCCTGCTGTTCTGCGGTCCGGGCAGAGGCAGCGGCGGCTTCCTTGGCCTCGGCGGCAGTTTTGGCGCTGGCTGCGGCCTCCTCCGCCTTTTGGGTAGCGGTGGAGGCAAAGCCCTCCACATACTCAAGGCTCTCGGCCATCGCCTCCCGCACCTCAACGCCCCGCTTTGCCTTGCGGATGTCGTTGATATTTTCTTCAAAAGTTTTGTTCACAGGCTCTTTACCTCCGTAGGCTCGTCATAGATGACGTCCTCATCAAAATAAAAATCGTCCCACAGCCAGTCTGCCCCTGCGTAGGCGGTGGCATTATACTTATAGGGATTGCAGGTGCCGGTGATGGAAAATGTGCCGGTATGCCGGTCTCTGCTCTGGGGCGACACTGTCCACAGGCCCACCCAGAAGTTGGCCGGGTCCTCGTCCAGTACGCAGCGCAGCCACTGCCCCTGCAAGGCGTTTTCGAGGATGCTCTGCACCTTGCGGCGCTCATCCGGCGGAGCCTTACATTTAAGGTCAAGCCGGATGGTGCGCTGAAGGTAGTGTACTTTGCCGTCCACAGCCCGGGTGAGGTCGAGCAGAAAATCGCCGCCCGGCACTTGCACAAGCTTTTTGTCCGGCTCTGCACCGGAGATGAGCGGGCTGCCAACCAACAGGTAAAGGCCGAGGTCGTCCAAGGTGTGCAGAGAGCCGATTTTTGCTCCCATGAGCTTGCCCATAAAAATCACGCTCCTTTACATAAAGCCCTGCAGCGCCTCCGGGCGACAGGCAGTATCATCCTGCACCCATGCGCCTGCCGCCGTCTGTCGGTATCCGCTGCCAAAGGTCACGCCGCTTTTGGACGCCGTGACGTCCCGCCGCTGGGCCGGAGCGCCGGGGAAGAGGATGGAGTAGGTCTTGCCGTTCACCGGCAGCACCGCAAAGGCCCGGCCACTGCCCCCGGCAGCAGCCCACGCCGCGGCGTCTCCGTCGTAGGTGAGCAGCACCGCCGCATAGCCGGAGAGGTCTGTGCTCGTGGTCTGGGCCGCAAAGGTGGAGCCCGACCAGCTTTGCAGCTCGGTGCCGTTTTTCACGCCGGAGAACGTCAGGCCGTCCGTCCCGAAATGGATGTTGGCCGTGATACTGGCGTGGCCCACTGTCATGCCTGTGGAGGGCGCATAGTCGATAAAGTCGCTGGCCGTCTTGCCCGCCTGCGTGGTGTCCACCTGTGTGGCGCTGGCGTACCGGCTGGTGGATGCCGTCTTTTCGGAGAGCTCGTTGGTCACGCCCAGATTTGCCACGGCCCGGTCGGTGAGGGTGCGCCGGGTCATGCCAAAGGTGTACTCCTTTTTCTCCGGGTGGTCGAGCGGCTCCACCAGCTTGGTGCAGAGCATGATCACGTCGATGCTGTGGGGCTTGCTGATGATATGGGCAAAGCTGGCAAAGGTCAGCCGCTCGGTATCATAGCCCGCGTCCACAAGGTCAACGGCCTTGACCTCATAGCTCATGGTCATGAGGTCGTTCTTTTCCAGGTCCTGCACCGCAGCAGCAAAGGTGGCGTCGCTGCTGTCCGTGTCAAACTCCCTGATTTTGGAGACCACGCCAAACTTTTTCACGGCCTCGTCGTTCTGGATCCACCCGTACTCCCGATTCCAGCTGTAGCCCTTTTTCGGGAGGTACTTGTCCACGGCGCTCTGGCTCGTGCCGTTGATGCCGTAGCGCTCTTCGTGGGTGCCGGTTGTCACGGTAGTCGAGCCCCACTTAAACCAGAGGAATTTGTACTTCCACTGGGTCTTGGTCTCTTCGACAGTGTGCTTGTTGCCCATTGGCCAGATACGAGTGAAAAGGTCGTTGGTGTCGGTCTTTTCGGTGAAATCCAGCAGATTCACGCCATATTCGATGTTCTGGGCGGTCTGCCGGTCAGCCTCGTATGCCTGGTCGCAGTAGTTGAGCACGTTCATGCCGGTGGTGGAGTTATAGGTGCAGTAGGCGTAACCGCCGTAGGTCTTGAGCACCATTTTGCTGATGATGTCCCAGGTGCTTCCGTAGTCCTCGCCCACGCCGTACTGGTTGCGGTCGCCGTAGCTCACCACAAGGTCGCCGAGGGCGGCAGTCACCCTTCCCAGCTCAAACTTTTTCATTTTGTCGTAGCTGGTCTGCTCCTCGTAGCCATTGCCGCCGGAGATCTGGGAGTTGTGGGCTTTGATGAGGTATTCTAAAAAATCTCTCAGCTTGCCCTCGTAGTTGAAGGGAGTAATGCAGCTGTCGTTGAAATAGCTGAGGGCTCCCTCGCAGTAGATGACCCGGCGGTTGAGCCAGTCGGCTTCGTGACTGAGCACCCGGCCCCGCCATATCTCCTTGCCGTCCTGATGCACCGCTACCGCGGTAGACATCTTCTGCATGGATTCATAGCAGGGGTGGGTGCGCAGCATGGTAAAAGTAAGGCTGCCGCCCTTGCTCACCTCGCGGGTAAGCTTGGGCGACAGCACCACAGCCTGCCGGTTGCCCGGCTGATAGACAGTCAGCTTGTTTTCGGGGTCACCGTAGGGATACGCAAAAATCTCGTACATCTCAGTTGCCCCTTTCTGCAAGCATCTGGATATGGCCCAGCTGGTCGTTCATGCCGGGGGCGAGAGCACCCACAATGGTGCCGTCATCCAGCACGATCTGCTGATTTGCCACGTCGGGCAGATACTGCTCCACCACGTTGCTCAGCTTTGCAAGCTGAGCCTGTATCTCCGCCTGATACTTGGGAACGGAATTGTTGTTTGGGTTGTAGGTAAAGGGGTCGCTGCGGTAGTCGTAGCCCGCAAAAGCCCGCTCGTTGCCGTACCAGTAGGCGTCCTGAATGTCAAGGTAGCTCATAGCGCCAGACGAGGCGCTTTCTGCTGCAGCAGACGAGGACGAGGACTTTTTGCCAAACTTTTTGCCGAAGAAGTAGCTGAGCCAGCCAACAGGGCCGGTGGCCCCCAGAAGTGCGCCGGAAAGGAGCTTGCTTCCCAAAGAGCGCTCTTCGCCAGAATCCTCGCGGGCACGGGCGTTCTGGCCCATCTTGAAGCCCACAACGCCCTCTGCGATGACGGCCAGCACAGCAAGGCACTCCGGGAAGAAAGATGCTGCTCCGCCCGCTGCGGACGCAATGGCCTGCCCGGCCCCGGCTTCACCGGCAGCCGCCGCTGCCTTTGTACCGCCGCCGAACAGCTTGAGGATGCTGCTGACGATGCCGCCGGAGCCTCCGGTGCCGGAAAGGCCCTTCATGGCGGCGGCAAAGCTCTGCACCTCTTTGGTGGAGCCGTTGACTGCCGGGGTGATGCCGTTGCTGAAGAGGTCTGCAATGCTCTGCAGCGCCCCCTGAATGCCGCCCTGCGCGTAGTGCTCATTGATGGCGGTCATTGCATCGTCTGCCCATTTCAGAATGGTGTTTCGCTGCTCTTGCGTCACCTGTCCGAAAATGACCTTTACCACATCCCCGGCGATGGCCTTGCCGTCTTTGTTTTTGATGTCAGTAAAGAGAGACTTTACCAGCCCGAAAATGCCTTTGTCAGACTGCCCCTGGATCTCGGAGATATACTTTTCGGTGCGGGAAAGCGCAGCCTGAATGCTTTTTTCGGCCTCTTCGGTGTCGACCTTGGTGTTCTGGAGCACACCGTCGATATAGGTGTTGATGGTTTTAGTGGTCTGGGCCACGCCATCGACGATGTTTTCTTCGGTGATGGTCTCAGTCTTTTCGATGTGCTCGGAGCCGTCGGCGTATTTTTTGGTGACCTCCTGGATCGCTGTGGTCACGCCGCCCTCTACCTTGCTGGTGGTGCGGGTCAGGGTGGCCGCCAGCGTTTTTGACATATCGTCGTATGTCTTTGTGGTTTTGGTCACCACGCCGTTGACCTTGGTCTCCACCTGTTTATAGGTGGTCTCGATTCCGTTGACCATCTCCTTGCCGGTCTCGGTGGTGGTCTCGGTGATGCGGTCTTTGATGCTGCCCGCACTGTCCTTGACCTTTTCGCTCAGAGTCTGGATGCTGGTGGTCACGGTGCCGAGAGCATTCTGAGCGGTGGTCGTAGCCGTTCTGGAGATGGACGAAATGACCGTTTCGGTGGTGGACCTTGAGCCAGACTTTCCACTGGAAGAGCTCCCGCCGCTGCCGCCAGTAGCGATAGAGCTGCCACCGGAGCCAGCGGCAGCAGTAAGCTCAGCTTGCCGCTCAGACCAGCTCTTGTTGCTGATGCCAACGCCATTTAGCGCTGCCTGCCTGCGGCGGTCGCGGGAGTTCTGCTGGTCCGTTGATGTGCGGTAATCCTCGTAGCTGTCATAATCGGAGTAGGCAGTTTTTCCAAGGGCCTTGTTCAGGGCGTAACTGGCTCTATCCAGAGCGCTTACAGCCGCCGAGCCCAGCCTGCCAAAACTGCTGATGATGGTGCTGATCGGGTTGTCCAGGCCGAGAATCGCTTCGCCGAGACCTTTCCACCCATCCTTTTTGTAAGCGTCCTGCGCAGCCACCACCATATTGTTCAGGTTGCCGATGACCACGCCGATTCCGCTGCTCAGATCGCTTGTCATAAGACCCGCCAGCTGGCTCACGTTATCTTTCAACGTGGATACCCGGCCATTCATGGTCTGGCTTTGGGTGTCCATGGCGTTGTAATATCGTCCGCCCTCTTCGCTGGCCGCGATAAGGGCCTGAGACAGAGTATCATAGCTGATGGTCATCTTCTGAACTTCCTGCACCGATTTTCCGGTGTAGTCGGCCAGGACCTGATAGACGTTGATACCTGCATAGGCAAACTGCTTGATGTCGATGGCGGACGCCTTGCCCACGTTGGCGATCTGCTGCAAGTTTGCCGACATGCGGGACAGCTCTGCATTACCGCCACCTGTAGCCGAAATAGCGTCGCCCAGCGCCATGATGACCTTGCGGGAGTAGCCTGCATTTTCACCGGCGCTGATGAGCAGCTGATTGGCCTGTGTCAGGCTCGCCACGTCAAAGGGAGTGCGGGCTGCGTCCTCCTGAATGGCGTCCATGGCCGCTTTGGCCGCCTCAGCGCTGCCCAGCATGTTGGTAAAGCCAGTGGTGTAGCTTTCCAGCTGGGCGTTATACTGGATACCGGTCTGGATAAAATCCTTGGCCGCAGACAGGGCCATGGAGCTTACGTTGGAGATGACGCCGGTAAGCAGGTTGGCTTTGGTGATGGCTCCGGTGAGAGAGCCGCTGGCGGTCTCGGATGAACCGCCAAACTCCGTCATGCCGATGTTGGCTGATTTCAGGGCCGAGGTAGTCTCTTTCAGTTCGGCTCGGGCAGAGGCCAGAGCAGCTTTCAGCTCCTTGGTCTGCGCAGAGGTGCGCCCGGTCTTTTCAGCCGATTCGTTGTATCGCTTTGTCAGCTCGGCGACTTTCTGCGCTGCTTTGCTGTACTCGGAGCCAAGTTCCGTGACAGCCCTTTTGGTGCTGTTCTGCACGTTTTGGATGCTCTGCCGGTAAGCGGAATCATCCAGCGACAGAGTCGCTTCCAGATTAAATATGTTCAGGACGTTTCACCTCCTCCGCACAGCTCTGCCAGAGCCTTTGCATTTTCGGCGGTGATCTGCTCCGCCGTGCGGGCGTCTTCTTTTGTGTGCAGCAAAGGGAAATGCCTGGAGGCAAGCCCGGAGTAAAGGGGCTGGATGCCGAGATACTGCCCGATGGCGTCGGCCACATAGTCCCGGAAAAGCTGTGCCTCCTGATGCCTGCGCACCTCGGCGCGGATATGCTCCATGATGTACGGCTTGCCCAGCAGCCGGAGCATATCCAGCCGGATGGTGGATACCAGCCGCCGGTAGCCGTCCGCGCCGATCACATCAAGGACTGAAAAAAATCCATGAAATCCACATCCCGGAGCGCCCGGCTCATGGCAGAGGCCAGCACCCGGGTAGGCGGCTGCTCCTCGTCCTTGTCCAGCACCACGAACAGGGGCAGGATGCCGAGGGTGAGGTCTGCCTTGTCCGTGTAAAGCAGCTTGGTCATGTCCACGGCGTTTTTGTTAGCCTGCGCCCGGCGCTTTTCCAGCCGCTCTGCGTCCGTCTCCGTGCCGGTCAGTTCCGGCTCGCGGCCCAGAATGTCCATCACGCCGGAGTCTGCCACGTACTTTTTATAAGCCTGCGCACACTCATAGGTGCGCTTGAGGTATTCGGTGCCGTCGAGATCGATGATATTGCGCATATGTCCTCCTTAGTCCCCGGTCGGGGCCTTGACGATCGAGTAAAATTCCATGGGGGCCTGAGTGGGATTTTCCAGGTCGGCGTAGCCGGTGAGAGTGATCTGCATGGAGCCTCCGCCGCGGTGAGCCGTCTTGAGGCTCAGGCCGCCGGAAGAAAGGGCATTGAAAATTTTGCAAACCAGAAAGCCGCCGCCGATCATAGGGCCAACCCAGTACAGCTCCCTGTAGTCCTTCAGGGCAGCCTCGATGCGGGGGACCACATGGGTGGGGTCGTCCGCATCGATGTCAGCCGTGCCGATGGCCAGCTTGAGCACGTCGGGGCTTGCGTTGGGAGTGGTAAAGGCGATGGTGGCGGTTGTTCCGGTGACCTCATTGCCCTGCTTGGTGTTGGTGGGTGCGTTGTCGATGTCGGCCAGCGTATCCTCCATGCTGTTGCTGTAGGAGATGGTCACGCCGCCCTGCGTGGCGCACACGACATTGGTGCTGTCGATTTTGGGAGCGGAAAGATCAAATGTGGAAAGCAGATTGCCGGAGCCTTTCGGGATGCTCTTGAACGCATCCGGGGTCAGCACATTGACCGCGAACTTTTTTGCCAGAGTTTCAGGCATAAAGGATCCTTTCTCACGGGATAAGCCGTGTAAGCTCAAAATTGAGGTATTCGCACAGATAGCCCTCGGGCGGGTTGTCGAGTGGCTGCGCCCACGGGCTGCCTTTGCGCAAAAGAATAGCGCCGCCCTCGCATTCGATGGTCAAGCTATCTGCAAGGGCTGCGCTTATCTTGTCTTCGGTCTGTAAAATAGGTGTCCGGCCTTTGGCACTCGGGTACCAAAGCCGGGCGTGGAAGGTGCCGGACTCATTCCAGCCGCCGGGAATTGTCGGCTGATAGGTCAGGTACGGCAGTGTTGCGCTGGGTGGGATGTTGTCTTCCAGATAGCCCGGGATGCCAAACCCGTTGAAAAAAGTGTTCAGCGCCCGGTTGATGCTCTCAGAGGGACCCATCACGGCAGCACCGCCTTTTTGCACTTCACGGCCCGCAGGCCCATGCCGGATTCCGGCGGGGCTTTGCCCTCATCGGCTGCACTCGTCACCTGAAAGGTCTGCCCGTCGCTCACCCGCTTGATGTAGTCCGGGAAGGCCAGCGGCACACCGGTGTTGACCAGCAGCGTATAGGTGGACGCTGTAGCCGCCTGCTCTGCAACCTGAGCCTCCACGGTGGTGTCGTGGCGCTCTACGGCCTCAAATTCCGGGCCGTCCGTCCAGCCGGACACAAAGCCGCCGACGCCATCCGGCTCATAGCTGCGGGTCTGGAAGCAGAATTTTTTGGTAAAGCTCTGCATCACGGTGGATGCAGTGAACGGATTGACCATGTCACATCTTCCTCCACTGATTGATCTCGGATTTATAGCGGGTCTTGCCGTCTGCAGGCAGGCCGTCCGTGCCTGTAGCCATCGTGCCGGACCAGCCGCCGAAGGACTGAGATACATACACGCCGCCGGACGGGAGCGCCTTGTCGTAAGCGTCGATTTTTTCGGCCAGCGCGGCAAAAGCGGGCGGCACACGCATAGGCTGCACCGTACCGTTAAAGGTCTCGGCCATCAAATCGCCGTCCCCGGCTTTGTGTACGCCGTCGTTGAAGATAGAGCCACACACGAGGAAATACTGCCCCAGCACTACCCCGGCGGGAACGGTATCCGGCTCAAAGACAAACTCCCCGGCAATGGGGTCGTCTGCCCGGTCAAAGAAATTGTGCGTGTAAACGCACAGCTCAGGGACGGTCATGCGGTGTCACCTCCTGTCTTAGCCCAGAGAGACCATCTTACCGATCTTGATGTTTTCGGGCTTGAACTTGCGCTCCCAGTTTGCCTTCTTGGCAAGATCGGTGGTCGCAGGCGAAGCGCCGGTCACGTTGTCTGCCTTGAAGCTGAAGCCATTGGGGTGGATCACGCGGCCCTCCTTGGTATACAGCTTTTGAATACCGGCCTTCTCTTCGGGGTCGTAATCGGTGTAGTAGGGGTTCTCGTAGTTGGTCTTGCGGCAACCGACGAAGGAACCGACGCCCAGGAAATAGGTGTTGTAAGCAGTGGTTGCGCCGCTCGACAACGTCACGGAGGCCTTAGTTGCTGCGTCATTGACAAGAACCGTCATGCCGCCAATGCGGGGCAGAGTGACCTCGGTGCGCAGTGCGTCGTTGAAAGTGTACTTGTCGTAATCGACCAACTGCAGGGCCTTATACTTTGCCAGAATCATGCTGTGCAGCACAATCAGGCCGCCAGAAGATGCGGTATCGCCAAACGCGGCCTGCTGTGCATACAGAATGGTCTCTGCATCCACCTTGCTATTGTCGTTTTTGGTGATGTCGTAGATATGGGAGCTCATATCGGTATTCTGCAGAATTGCGTCAACCTCGGTCATGAGTTCCTTCTGCCATACCTGCTGGTAGAAGTGGGTCACCTGCTGCGCAATGTGCTCCATGGGCTTTGCGCCGGTCAGTTCGCGGGTAAAGTCCTGTGCTTTCCATGCCTTCATGCGCTGGATCAGCATACAGGTCTGCTTGCTGCCGGAAATGTCGGTGGGCTCGTTATTGGTGTTGCCGTCGTTGTTCAGTGCAGGGGAAGCGTTTGCGTCCAGCTCGGTGTAGAACGGGATAGTCGCCACGTTGCCCTTTTCGCCGATCAGGCTCATGATAGAAGCGTCCTCACGGATGACGCCAGATGCGATGATGTTGGTGTTGATGGTGTTCTGTTCGGCCATGTAATCGCCGAACACCTCAACGTCAAACGGGAAACCGCCAAAAGTATCTGCCATAAAATGTCCTCACTTTCTTACTTTTTCCTCAGCTGCTGATACAGCTCAGGATTTTCGTTTTTGAGCTTGATACGGGCATCAAGGCTCATTTTCTCGAAGTCCTCTTTGGAAACTCCGCTGTTGTTGGTGGGCGGGGTGTCCACCTTTGCGCCGGTGGTCGTGGTCGTGGCCACAAAGTCGCCCCATACGTCTTTCTGGCTGTCCATAAACTTCTTTGCGTCCTTGACCTTGCCGTTCTCGTCCAGCTCCAAAGCGTCGATGTCCGCGCCGGTCATTTTTACAACGCGGTCAAAGTGCTTTTCCAGCACGCCATTGTCCTTCAGCAGCTGCTTGTAGGCCGCTGCTTTCGTGGCCCGGGTGTCCTTCTGGGTCTGCTGGGCCTTGTAGTCGGTCAGAGCCTTTTCTGCGGCCTGCTTGCCGCCGTTGGCCTCGTCCCGCTCTTTCTCGGCCTGTGTGCGGGCTGTTTTTTCTGCATCCAGTTGGTCTTTGAGCTCGTCCGTCTCCTTGTGCAGGGCGTCCAGAATGGCTTTCGCCTTGTCATCGTTGGAGGTTTCGGTGTTCTCCAGAATCGTGCGGATGTCAGCTCTTTTGAGTGCCATGTGATAGTCCTTTCCGCCCTTGCTCGGGCTGCCATGCTTGGCAATAAGGTTTAATTTGCCGGACGTGCTGCCGGTGTGGTGCCGCCTGTGGGGCTTGAACCCACGGCCCCCGGATTACAAATCCGGTGCTCTGCCAACCTGAGCTAAAGCGGCATAAAAAAGCGGCTGACGCTGTGCGCCAACCGCTGAGTATTAAGCTTCGGGAGAAATCTCCGCTTCAAACGCCGGACAGATGTCCTCCGGGTCTGTAAAATCAGCCGCCCGCTCAGAGCAACCATTGAAGCACACCCACGAAAAGCCATCATGTCAACGGCAGTTGCTGCAATCCTGCTGTTCCACGGTCATTCTCCCTTCTCTGCTTCTTCCACGGCGATCTCTCGCAGCTCATCAATGTGTTTTTCCACCGCCGGGCGGAGAAACGGGCGGGCTTCCATACCCCGGGTGAAGTGCCATCCACCGTTGAAGTCCTTCCAGACCCACGGCGTTTTTCGTCCGTTGCCCTTCTCGGCAAAGATGCCCGTTCCCAGCTCCACATAGACGCTGTAAAACAGGTTCGACCCGATGGTCACGGTCTTTTTGGCAAGGTCTACGGCGTAGGTCAGGCTTTGCTTGAGCGCACCGCCCACATAGCCCTCTATGCCCGTGCTGTCTGCCGTGCCTGTAGGCACAAGCAGCTGGGCGTAGTCCTGCACCTTCATGCCCCAGATGGTCAGCACCCGCTCTGCCCATGAATCCAGCGCCTCATGCAGCTGCGGGGTGTTGTCGGTGAATTTTATGTCGTAGTTAAATTTCATGGTTATTTCTTACGCTTTTTTTGTTCTGCGTTGTAATTGATGCTTCTTAAAATCATCTCGCCGGAGAAGTTGTATCTGCTGTCAATGACCTGTTTTGCCGGAATTTCGCTCATTTTGGAAAAGTTTTGAGCGCTGGCGCTCCGGTATTCTTTTGCAGCCGCAATCCAAGCGTCATTGTCCGAAGTAATTCTGCTTTTGAGCTCAGCCGTCATTTTGCTGCTCGGATGCCTTTGCTTGAAATCTGCAATCTCTTTTTTGTTCTGCTCTTCCATGCGCTTGATATTTGCATCAATAGTATCAAAAGAGCTCTGAATAATATCTTGCGCCCAAGCAACCTGTTTTTCGCTGCCCTTAATCGGCAGCGACGCCGCGTTAAAAGCAGCTATTCCTCCGTTGCCTGCTCTCTCGGAACTGCCCGAACCTCTTTTACTCACGGTAATGTCTCCTCTCGTATTGAAATGGCTTGATTTTGGTAACGTTCCAGTCAAATTCTGCCGGACACTTGCCGTACCACAAAATGCTGCTTGGTTGCAGAACCTCAAGTGCATTGCGGCAGTGCTTGGCAAAGCATTCCGCTTCGTATGAGTCAGATTGTGTTCCGTGGCTGGAAATGCTCACAATGGCGTTTCTCGGCTCACCATCAAAGCACCAGTCATAACTTTGCTCGCCGCACCAGCAGAGCGTTGGAATGACGTGGATGCCGTGCGCCTGCCAGTATGCCGCCAGCCAGTGCTTTTTGTAGTGCATGAAAAGCTGCACCGCAAGCGGCATATCGCTGTAAAGCGAAAAATCCGGCGAACATACCGCACCGAACTGCTGCAAAAGGGGAATGTATTTGTCTGGGTTGTTCCAAAACCGTTCAAACTGGTAATCGTCCTTGTAAAAATGCACGCCTTTTGTGGCCTTGTCTTTGGCTGTCAGCGCATAATTGACCGGGATCCATTCCAGCTTGTCAATGCGGATGTCCGTTTCCGGCTTGATAGCAGGGATGCCGTACTTACCCACACCGGGAAATATCATCCTCTCGGTGTTTTCCATCGGCAGAATCAAGGTTCATCCCTTCTTTCTCTTGCGTTCCTCCGCCCACCACATCTGTTCTGCTTCCGTGCCGCCCTTAGCCTTATACCACTCGGTGTAGTCCATAGCTGAAACCGCTTTCTTTACGGCTACCTTGATTGGCTTTCCTTTGGCATTTACCATGCCTGTATCCTCATATGTGACAATGTTTTCCCGCTGCATGGCGTTCTGCCGGGGATACTTGCCCAGTGCAGAGGACAGCACACAGCGGCAGTGGTAGACCATCTCCGGCGCTGCGTTGGGGTCGCCGGGGCGCTGAATCTCGTAGCCCATGACCTTGAAAGGCTCGTCAAGCTCTGCTGTCTCCTGATCCAGCAGGCGGTGCATTTCACGGGTACGGTAGTCGTGGGTGGAGTTCCAGCGCTTTTTGACCTCGATGCCCAAAGCCTGGGCGTTGTGCATCTGCTGCAAAGCCCCGGCGTTCTGGGCGCTGGTAAGGGCTGTAATGGCGTTGTTCATGGCCCAGTGGATCTCTGTATCAGCCATGCCGTTGACGGCCTGCACGGCGATGTCGTGGACGCTCTTGCCCTGTACGATGCCCTGCATGACGTAACGGTTGAACACCCGGGCGTCATAGATGCGGTTGCTCTCGCTCTTGATGCGCTTGTTTGGCACCAGCTTGGGGTTTTCCTTCAGCAGCAGCTTGACTGCTTCGGTGTTGTACAGGGTCAGCCCGAACGTCACGCCTGCGGCCTGTTCCAGCTCGTAGAAAGCCCAGTTTGCGCCAAAGGAAAAGATGTTGTACTGCTCGTCCCGGGCCAGCTTGTAGGCCGTCTCTTGGGCTATGGTGCAGGTCTGGGTGATGCTGTCCAGCTTCTGGTGCATCAGCTCGGATTGAAAGACCTGATTTTGCAACCAGATGCGGTAATCCTCTTCGGTGATCTCGCCTGAATCCAGCTGCACCCGCTTGCGTTCGTCCAACGCTCGGTACTTTTCCAGAAACTTGGTGAGCTGCTCGGTCATCTCCCGGCGGGCAGTGCCGTATACCCGCAAAATGCGGCGGCGCAGGCGGTTCAGCTGCCGGGTGGAAATGCGGTCACGGTCAGAAATCATGTTTCATCACCGTTGTCATCCTCGTCCTCGTCCACGGTCTCCCGTGTTGCGCTCTCAGCCATCAGCGCGGCCTTGGCCTGCTCCTTTTGTTCCGGGGTCAGGTTGGGCAGTAAGTCTATTGCCATGTCCTGCCCGATGATCGGCGCCTCAGAAATCACCGTTGCGACCTGTTCGGCTGTGTTGGTGATCTTGCTGCGGTTGAATGCCGGCATAGCGTTGTCAAAGCCAGCCAGTGCGCAGACCTGCCGGATGAACGGCTTGATCTGTGCCTCGAAATCGTCCGCGTTCTGATTCAGCGGTTCATAGGCCGCATCCAGATGGTCGTTGGTGCTGTCCGCGCTGACACAGTGCACATCCAGACCGCCGAAGTCCTCATACACCCGGGTGTGGAGCAGTTCTAACAGAGCCTGCCGGGCCGTCACAGGGATCTCGGTGGTATAGGGGGTGATCTTGCCGCCCTCGCTGGTGTCTGCGCCTGCAATGTGGTACAGATTCAGCTTGACAAGAAACTCCTGCAGCTCGCCATCGGTCATGCCGTTGAAGTTCTCGCACAGCCAGTAGATCTGCGAAAAGTCTTGCAAGTCATTGCAGAAGCCGGACATCACCAGATCAGTGTTGTCGATGTAGGCTTTCAGGCCCACAAGGGTGCTCTGGTGCAGGTCTGAGCCCCACAGCGGCACAATGGGCAGGGCGCTGTAGTTTTCTCCTTCTACGCTTTCCAGCCCGCCGCCGGGTGTGGTGACGGTCACGCTCTTGTATGCCTGCTTCGGCGTTGTCTCCTGCATCACATTGCCGATTTTACTTTCCGTGTACTCGGTAAAGCCGTCCAGCTCGTACAGGATATAGTGCATATCCGTGTCCGGGTTCAACCGCCAAAAGCGCACACCCGCCTGCAAAAGGCCTGTTTTTTCATCGTACAGGGGCGCGAACTCGGTCAGCTTGAAAATCACCAGATGGTCGTTGTTCCAGAATCCGAAGCTCTCACCGTGGATCAGGGCGAAATATCCGGCTTTCTGGATCTGCTCGTCAAAGTTCTGCCCAAGCTTGCCCTTGTCCACGCCATCGTCCGCAAAGACCACGCCGTTGCCGAGGGAGTAGGTCGCCCGCTGCTTGTTGAGCCGCCGGAAAAGATTACTCTTGACCATATCGGGGTGCAGGACATCCTGCTTTGTGTTTTTGGACAGGCGTTTCAGCATCAAAGCGTAAGCCTGCGCGAAGCGTTCAGCCCCCGGGTTTTTCTGGGCGTCGTACAGATCAGCGTCCAGCGCCATTCTGTAAGGTCCGGAACTGCAGTGCTGCTGCACGAACCGCCGGATGAAATCAGGCTGTTCCCCGGCGGCTTGCGCCTGCTGGAAGGTCTGGAATGTGTATACAGTGCTCAAAATCAATCCCTCAGTTTCACAAGGCGCTTTGTGCGCACGAAATAGCGGATAGCGTCCATGCAGTGGTCATTTACCTTCAGCACGGTGTCGTCTTTGTCCGGGTCCCAAGCGTACACGCCGAACTCTTCCAGCGTGTGCTTGCAGTCTTTGTAGATCTTCAGCCGGCCGGTCTGCAGCATGGTCTGCACGTCCAGAATGCCGCTCAGAACGTCGTTGTTTGCGGGGGTCTGGGTAAAGCCATTCTTGCGCAGCTCCGTAATCAGGGGCAGGGCAGAGGGGTCAACGATGATCCTCTCCGGCTTGAGTCCCTTCAGCCACGCCTTGAGGTCTGTGACGTACTCGCCCACTGTCTTTTGCCGCTTCTGTTCGCGGCCGCTGTAGTAATATTCCCGGGTGACGATCCAGCAGTCTGCATCTGCCTGCTTCTGGAACAGCAAGAAAACCGTTGCGTTCTGGGTGCCAAAGTCGCACGCCACATAGGCGCTCTTTGGAGACAGCGCCGGAAGTACATCAATAACGTGCTTCTTGCGGTCGAACATGTCATATACAAGGCCCTCTGCCACGGTCCACAGGCCAAGAATGTAGCGCTGATAGAAAACGCCGCTGTACTGGCTGCGGTATCTGGCTTTGATGTCCTCGGAAAGCGACAGATTGTCGTCCATCGTAAAGTGGAGATACATCATCTTGCGGGAGCGGCATTTCCGCACCCACTCCAGATAGAACCAGTGCTGTGGGCTGCCCGGGTTGCAGTTGAACCAGAACTTCGACCCGGTGACAGAGCAACGGGCCGTGGCCTGGTTGACAAAGCTCTGCGGCATCAGGGCCACCTCGTCAAAGAATGCCCCGGCCAGCGTGATGCCCTGGATCAGGTCTTGGCTGCTCTCGTCCTTGCCGCCGAAAAAGTAAAACTCGTTGATTCTGCCGCCCTTGCTGACGGTCATGCAGTTTTCTGCCCGATGCTCCTTGACGTTGTAGCCACGGGCCGCAAGCTGCTGCTTGAGCGTACCAAGCACGTTGCGCCGGAAGCTGGCAATAGTTTTGCCGCACATGGCAAACTGCTGCCCGCTGTAGCAGGTCATGGCCCACTGGACAAAAGAAAAGCTCATGGCAAAGGTCTTGCCCGAACGGATGGCGCCATCTGCAATGATGCCGTTGTACCCGCTGTATGCGCTCTGCGGTGTCCACCAGCTCAAGACCTGCTTTTGCCGCTGGCTGAGGGCTTTCCAGCGGAAACCGTTACTTTTCCGCATGGTCGTCCTCTTCCTCCGGCAGCATCTCCACGTCATCCGGCGGGCTGATGTCTGCGGCAGCGCTCAGGGCTTCCAGCAGGCCATCGTCCTGGGCTTCTATGCCGCTCTGGTCTCCCAGCATAGCAAACTTGTCCACGATGGTGCCAAACGCCGTGGACAGCTGCGGCAGCGTTGCTTCCGCGATCTTGTCCGGGTCTGCCATCGCCTGAAGGTACAGCCCGAGAAGATCCTGTGCTTCCCCGCGCTTGCTGCCTAAGTAGGAAAGCATGTCCTGCGTGTTCTGCTCTTTTTTTAAGGCGCACAAATCCGCACACTTGGGATTATCTTTCACGATTTTCCGAACGGTGCTTTCTGCCACGTCGTTCAACTTGGCAGCTCTGGCGTAGCTCTGCAGCTGCACATAGTCCGCAACGATTTTCTTTTTTTGCCTGTCTGTCAGCCGCTTCGCACTCACCGCCACCACCTCTCATGTTAAATGAATTTTTGTACTGTTCAACAAACCGTTCTTGCACAAACAATCTTTCTACGCTAGAACCGTATAAATTATTTGTTCCGATAATCGGCTGTTTGCTTATTTGTGCCACTTCTATGCACTCTAATGGGCATTCGTATCCGCTAACAACCACCATGAAAGGAACGTCTGACAACCAATGCTCAAAAGCGTCATAATCGAATTTTCCTTTGTATCCCGTACAACGTGTTTTTTTGTACGGTGGGTCAGCATAAACGATTGAGCCTTCTTGGATTTCAACGTCACGATAATCTTTTTGAGAAAGCGTTATTTTGTCGCAATCATTGAGGTTTTGGATGCTCTGCAATCGTTGAAGCCCATTCAAACTTTGAAGTCTGTCTAGGCTTTCAAGGCGGCAATTCTTTTCATCCACGCCAAACTCTCGAAGAAGCGATGTATCGCCAAACACTCTTGCATAATGCAAAGCCTTTTTCCACGGTTCAATCTCTTTTGAGTAGAGGTAATCCGTGCGATTATTTCCAAAGCTCCAGCAAAGTGAAACGTAAGGGTCGGATTCTTTCAGACGGTGAAAATCTTCACGGCTAATCCAGCGCTTTTCATTGGCATACTTGCCATGAATAGCATCCATAAACAACTGTGGGCCATCGCCGATGTCATTCGCGACAATGTGATTCCATTTGCCAGAAAGCAATGCGGCGTGTGTGACTGCGCAACCGCCAGCAAACAGATCAATCAGCGTGTCGCCAGCAGGAAGATTAGAGACAACCCACTGTGCGATTTTGTTCTTACTTCCACGATACGGCACACCATATCTCACAGTTGGCATCTCCTTTCCTGCAAAAGAAAAACCGCCCGGAAAATCCGAACGGTCAGAATATCAAAATAAGAGGCCTTGCTTGTCGGGTGCAAAGCCTCTGCGCCCGGAACTTTCTCGGCCGGATGCCCCGCTATTGCACTCCCCGCTCTCGTCAGATCATGCAAGCACTCCCGGCAGGACTCGAACCTGCAACATGCGGTTTTGGAGACCGCCGCTCTACCACTTGAGCTACCGGAGTATAAAACACCGCCCTTGGACTCGAACCAGCCAGCAATATCTCAGCTGACACGCGCTCCGTACTGCGCTCAGGCGGCCATATAAAACAGCCCTGGTTCTCCGCCAGGGCTGTTGTTTGACGCACATCCCATCGGGAAGTCTACCCACACCCTCAGGGATTCAAAGCTTTCTCTCGTGGCACGGGAGGTTAAGCGTGCAGCTTTGTGGGGGATGAGTCCATGCGTCATACGGTGCGAGGTTACGGAGTCGAACCGTTCCACAAAACTGCTAGCCCTGTTATGTGGCTTCCCAAACCTCGCATAGAAGCAGCCCGCAAAACGGTGAAGGAGAACAGGAAAGCATGAAAACCTGTCACAAGGAAGGAACCGTTTTGGGGGGCCGCGTGGCAAGCGGCTACCGCTTAGCGCTGAACCGCTTATTAGAATTTTACATCCAAGCTTGCAGACTTGAAAAGAGCTGACCCCTTCCAAAATCACGCTGTGTTTTCTTGTGCATGTTGTACACTTTGCACGTCAGAAAACTCGTCCCATATCTCGGCCAGGGCCATACATCCGCGTTTGATTCGCCGGTAGACCACATCTGACCCGCATACGCCGACTTCTTTTGCGATTTCCTTGTGAGACTTGCCTATGACATAGTGCTCGCAAATTGCTTCGGCGCATTCCGGCTCGGCCATCAGGCAGTATGCCCGCCGGGTGGCCTCAACACGCAGATTGCACAGGTCCGTCTCCATCCTCTGAAGCTGTCGGCGTTCGGTGTCCAGCTGCTCTACAGCGAAGCCCACCTTGTCCCCATTGCTACCACCCGCAGGCATCCCGCTCAGGCTCTGGGTGCATTTTTCGGCCACGTCCCGGATGCGCTGTATTTTTTGCTTTTGGACTTCGATAGCTGCCGCAAGGTCGCGGCACTGCTGAAACCACGCCTTGACGGTGCGGTAATCCACGCCGCTGTCAGGCTTTGGTGTGTCGGTGTCAGGTGTCCTCGTGTTCACCATGTATCATCCTTCCTTACGTCATGTAGTCCTCAAACCGTTTTACAGACTTGAAAATTATCTTGTTGTTACACCATCTTTGCAAGTGCCGAATCTCTTTCGGCGCAGATGGCTTGTTATAAATCATCACATAGGGGTCGTAGCCCAGATCACGAAGCGTGTAGAGGCGATACAGGTCTTGTTCCAACGTGCTGTTGAAGTTCGTTAGGCAGTAAACCATGCCAATGTTAGACTTGCGCCGAAATCCCTTTGCAAAGTCCTCAAACTTGCCTTTCAAGTCGTCATTAGGATTGTCCCATGCAAAATGAAGCGTACCAATGCGCATCTTGTTGATGTCCTCAATGTCAGCCTGATTCAACAAGCGAATGTCCAGACCTTGCGTGAAGTCGATTTTGGCGTGAGTGTCAATATACTGATGCATGAGGTCACGCTTATCTCTGCAAGCCGTGATGTTCGGGTCTAAGACTTTGATTTCGTTCTGACCGCACCAAAAGTCGCTTACATCTGCCACTTTTACGGCACATCTTCCCTCTTTTGCTGCAACATGGCAGAAGGAACACCCTCTAGGGCACCCACGACTTGTCATGCTGACTGCAAACGAGAACTGCGGGTAAATACTGTAATCGGGGAAAGACTTTTCGATTTCAGGCGGTAAATCAGCGTCTTTCGATTTATCGAATATTTCTTTTCCGTTTACTGTGCGGATTGCGTATCCTGTACCGCCTTTAATCACCTTGTCAGCGTTCAAGGGTTCTGGCACGTCAGGGCTGTACACGTCTGAAAAAATCTTGCTCATGTACACAATGTCATAGTGGATGAAATCGCTCCACCACCATTCAACATCATCGCCCTTTGCCTTGTGATAGCTTGAAATCCGCATCAGTGCAAGGTTTGGGAAGTTGTGTCCGTCTACATCAATTAGACCTATCTTCATTTGTGATTTCCTCAATCCAAATTTCCACCCTCGGATTTTTTCGGTCAAGCTCCACCCTGCTGCCATCGTGGGCGGCGACGATCTTGCTGTTGTCGTCCTCCAGCACGCGGGCTTTTACCAGGATGTCCGTGGTCGCCTCGATGAGGTTTGCCAGATCGACCCGGCGGGCGGTCTTCATGTAGTACACGCACCTCACGTTCACGCGGGCAGAGATGGGGCTGTGCGGCTTTTTGATTTGCCGCAGGCAGTCCGTCTCATAATCCACATAAACCTTGCTGGGGGCCACGAATGGGGTCCCGGAGCGTGTGCGGAGAATGCGTGCGGAATTTTTCTTGGTGCGGGGGTCGCCGTAGAGGGTCAGTTTCATCTGCCATCCTCCACATAGTACCAGCTTTGCGGCGGACGTTCGATCCCGAACGCTTCTCCACGGCAAATCAGCTTTTTTGCATCCCATCTGCGGCAGGTGCAGCAGTCTCCGCGATGCGTACAGGGTTGTATCGCCCAAAAATCTTTAAGCTTCACAGGCTTATCGTAAAATTTAAGTTCTGAAATGTGCCAGAAAAACAGATTGTCATGAAGTCTGTTTTTGGATGCGTAACGGTGCAGTTGGAAATATGGCACACATGAATCTTTTGTAAAACGTTCACCCAGTCTGTCCTGATATGCCGGATATGAAATATCGACCTCTTCAATGGAATCACAGACAAACTCGCCAATCACCTTGCCGTTCATCTTCTCCATCCCGATTTTGGGCAATTTCATGCGCCAGTCATATGAACGGGTGCAGTAGATGTATACCTTGAACGGTGTGTCAAGTTTTGGGCGGGTTCTTCGTACCTCAAGGGTTTTCTTTCCGCTCAAAATCCACTTGCACCAGTTGGGTTTGATGCTTATCAGAACAGCTTTCATTTTTTCATCATCCCTTCCATTGCCAGCTGCTCGCACTGCTTTTCAGCTTCCCTGCGCTGCTGGTCATACTCAAATAGCATATCTGCGTACTCATTGCCCACCCGGCGGATGGCGGTTTCCAACATCTCCGTCACAAGGTCGTGGTACTTGTCCGCGCCCTTGCGGCTGCTCCTGGCAGCTTCCCGGGCTTCCCACAGGTCGGTGAGTTTGTCCCGCCTGTCGGCGGTGATCTCGCCGTAGCCGTAGGCATCCTGGATCTGCTCCATGCTTTCCCAGCCTTCCAGTTCAGCAAAGGGGTCAGCTTCAGCCTTTGCCATGCTACGGGCTTTGGTCTTTTTCTTGACGTACCGGGTCAGACCGTCTTGCATCACGGCGCGGGCATCGTCCATCGCCTTGCGGATGGCCTTTACCTCCCGCTCTCTTTTGAGCTGGTCGGGCTGGCTGGCCCATTCGGCCATCAGCTCGGATTTCGTTTTCGGTTTCATCTGCTTACCCCCACTGTTCAGCCATTGCCTTTGCGATTCCCGGAAATGTTTTGGCTCTGTTCTTCGCCCGATCAGTCGTAAACATTCCCTTATTTTTTGCATCGTGTTTATGACTATACGAGCCGGACGGACACCATGTAGCAACAGGCTCTACAATGTTAATTGGGATCAACGGCGGCAGACCCTTGAGCCAAAGACAGGTTTTTTTTGGTGTATGGGTGACCAAACTGATACGGCTGAACGCTCTACGCATACTTCGGCAGGCAGAATACCCGGCTTGGCACTGGGTTCTCTATGCAAATCCGTGGAACATCTGCCCACCAGAAACGCATGAACAGGTCTCGGCCTTGAATGCCAAGCATCACACGGTCTGCCTGAAGCTCATGCCCTTTCCAAAGATGCCTTGCTCCGGCGTTGCTTAGATAAGTGCAGGGCGGGTGTGCAATGAGCAAATCCCACTTTCCGACTTCATGCGCCACGCCGTCCATCGTTACGATTTGCCCACCCTCAATGGCCTTGAGCGCATCCCCGAGAATGTGCCACTCAGGATGTCCGCCGGACGGCTCCTGAATATCGCAGGAGTAGGCTTCGTGGCCTTTTGCCCGAAACGCTTTGCAAACTTCCTGCGATTCCTCGCAGGCAATAAGCACTTTCATCTGTCCGCACCTCCGTTCACTTTTGCAGGTTCCCTCTTTCTAGGCGGCTTGGGCTTCGGCATCCAACACCGCACGTTTTCGGTTGGAATAGATCTTGTGATGCTGTACCCATACTCTAAAATCGTCCAGCATTTATAGGTGGAGTCATAGCATCCGACCACTGCTTCCTCGTGGAAGAGCGATTTTTCTACAAAGAGGACGGGCTTCAGGCTACGAGGCAGTCTCTTTGATGGGTCAACCCATTTACTTGCAGTCCGCTTCACCTGTCCGCTCCTCCGTTCGCTCCCATGTACTTCTTGCGTCCACGTTCCCGGTGGCGGTCTTCGTGGTCGTAGTGGTAGACCTTGCCTGTGTCCAGCATCTCTCGGGTGTAAGCGGCTTCTGCGCCGCGCTGGCGCTTGAACTCGGCGTACTTGGGGCATGTGTCGTGGCATACCGGGTGCCGTGCAGGGCAGTCTTTACACGGAGTCATCGTCATTTTTCGCGTACCTCGCTTCCAACCGTTGCTTCCAACGGCTCATTTTGGGCTCTGCCTTTTCGCCGCACTTGCTCATAAATGAGTGGTAGTTCAGATTGTCTTCCAGCAAAAGTGCGTCAATGCAGTTCATGACATCGCCGATTTCTTCTTCCAGCGACTCCCAGCATTCGGGGATAGTCTTGGGAGTCGGGTTTGAGTCATCCAGCGCCCGGCGCAGCTTGAGCGCCGCCTGTGCGGCCTCTGCCAGCTCTTCTGCCATCTGGGCGAGAATTTCGCCCTGCGAAAGATGGTCTATGATTTTAGCCATTTTTCAGCACCTCCGTTCTCACCGGTTTGATGTCCCGATACTCGGGGTAATGGTCGCCCGCCAGCTGGCAGGCCCGGAACTCTGCCGCAAACCGGCTTGCGGTATTGATGCGGTATGTAAGCGCCGCGTTCCCGTGCGGGCCGCTGCACTCTACAATGACTTTGTATCTAGGCATTTTCGTCCTCCGTTCTGGTTTTCCTGCCCGAGAAGCTTTCTTTCTGCCTTGGACTTGAGCATCCGGGTGCGGGCAGCAAGGCAGTGCTTCGCCAGCATCTGCTCACCCTGGGCCTTTTCGACGGCCTTTTTCCACGCCGGGAGAAGCTGGCTCTGCCAGCTGCACTCCGAAATCACCTCGTGGAATGTCTTGTAGGCCATCTCATCCGGCACATCCTTGAGCGATGAGTTCGCCCAGATCTCCGCGATACTTGCGCGGTTCTCTGCGGTCTGAGGCCGTCCAAAATAAGCCTCAGCGTCCGCAAGGAGCTTTGTCATCATCTCCACTGTCACGGTTTCACCCCCTTGAAAATATTTGCGTATGCTTCTGCGGTGCTTTCTGTGGCTTGCTTCCCGCGAGGCTGCTCTTGTCGGCGCTGCTCATTCGCTGCCACGTCCCCCGGGGTGCGTATCCCGTCCCGCTGCCAGCCAGACAGGATGCCGTTGATGTAGTTCCACGACCGCTTGCCAGCTTCTGCGGCCTTGTCGATCGCCAGCAAAATCATCTCCGTGCTGTACTCCTGCCGCCATTTTTGCAGTTTTTCCAGCGCCGAACGCGGGAAGTCGCCGATAGCACGTTGGTAATGCTGGACGATTTTTGATAACTCCATATCAACGGCGGCGGTGTTATCGCGCTTTACAACATCTACATCCCCATCTACATCTACATCTCCATTTACATCTACATCTACAGTTATTTTTGTTATGTCGTCATTAACATTGTTATCGTTTGTTATTTTTGTTATGTCTTCAGGCTTTCCCCAGCGCTTTGCCATACCGCGTTTTCCGGCGTTGCTGCGTTTCTTGCGGGTTTCATCCCATTTTTCAGACGCCCGTTTTACGTCGCTGCACATAAATTTCCAGTTGCCCCGCATCCCGCGGTCTAAAAATTCGGGCTCTTCTCCGGTTTTGGCATACCGTGCAAGAGCTCGCATCAACTGCCCAACCTCTGCGTCGGAGTATTCTTCCAGCGCGTCGAACCAGCTCAGATACGCCACAAATGACTTTTTATCGTCCTGTGCCACTCAATCACCTCCTTTGCGCGCCCGTATAGCCAGATAGCACAGCTCTCGGCTTAGAACGGGAGGTCTTCGCTGTCGTCGATGACCGAGAAGTCGTCTGCGCTGCCCTGCGAATACTCCGGTACGCTTTGAGGCTTCTGCGAGGTGCTGTGAGCGGCGTTTGCTTCGCGCACATGATTTTCTGTTTGCTGTTCGAAATCGTGCACAGCGGGCTTCTCTGCGGCCTTTCCGCCGCAAAAGCTCACCTGCGACGCAAGAACCTCGGTAGCTGTGCGGTTGTTGCCGTTCTTGTCCTGGTACTGACGGGTCTGCAAGCTGCCTTCGATGGCGATCATGCTGCCCTTCTGGAAATACTTACAGACGAACTCGGCGGTCTGCCGCCACGCGGTGACGTCGATAAAATCGGCCTTGCGCTCTTCGCCCTGCCGGGCAAAGCTGCGGTCAACCGCGATGCGGAATCTGCACACGTTGGTGCCGTTCTGGGTGGTCTTGAGCTCCGGGTCGTAGACCAGACGGCCCATCAATGCAACAACATTAAGCATGGGCCGCACCCTCTTCCTCGGCGTCGCCAGCGCCTACCTCGTAGTCGATGTTGGCGCCCATCAGGACCTCCGGACACTCGGCGCGGGCAAAGTAAGCGGCGGCGCGGTACTTGAGCATCATTTCGGTCATCTTGGGCCAGTAGCTGCCATTCTTGTTCCACCACCCGGCGTCTTTCGCCATCTTGACCGTGACTTTCGGGCCTTCGACCTTTTCGCCGGTGAGCTTGTCCACGCCGATCAGACGGCACCCCCAGGTTTCGGTGCCCTCCTCGCCCTCCATGCGGTAGCGGGTGCGGCCTGCAAACTGGCCGCAGTTGTCGATGAGGGCCTTGCAGCTCTTGCCGCTCCATGTGGGCATACCATGGACGACGTAAAGGTTCTGCATGACGAAAAGGTGCGAGACTCCCATGCGCAGGGCCATCTCGCAGGCGATGGCACACGCGCCGGGATTGCCAGTGTAGGTCTGAGGCAGAAAACCTTCGGGCAGCTGTGCCATCGCGGCGGCTTTGGACTTTGCAAGCATCCAGTTGCGCTCGTCAATGGTCAGGCCCTGCACCTTCTCGGCGTAGCTCTGACGGGCAGGGGTGACAGGTGCAGCAGGTGCGGGCATCTCTGCGGGCGGGGTGACATGTTGGTCAAGCATCTCGATAGGGGTCTGGTTCATTTTCTCAGGCATGGTGAATTTCCTCCTCGGTAAATTTAATATCGATGATATTTGCATAACGCTTGATGGCGTCAAGCTCGGATTTGGTGCAACGGAAAACAAGCTTCCGGTCCCTGGGTTCTTCCTGGCGAGTGAAACGGGCAAAGAAATCGTCATCGTACTCGTCCGGTGTGTAACCATCGCCGTAGCCAACGCCCGGCTGCACAAGGCTGACAGTGTAGGGGTTCTGCGCTGGGCCTTTGTAGTTGTCCGGCATCCCACGAATGACAGCTTCCCGTAGCATGGTGCGGTACTCGGTCATGTAACAAAAATCTATGGATTCATACGGCTCAGGCATGATTTCTTCGCCGGCGGCGGCGTGGACGATGTCAATGAGGCACATGAGCTCACCGACCCGGCGATAAATCGAGTCGATTGTGCGGCGGGTCTCCTGACTGCCCAGCTGATGGCTGCGGGCGAAGCCGGTGAACAGAGCCACAGCATAGTTGACGTCGCTGGTGAGCTTGTTGCCGGTGCTGATGAGTCGGAACAGCACATTGTCGTTCCCGACGTACTGAAAAATGCCCTCGGCCTTGTTGGACAGGTCTTTGATTCGCGCTCTGCGGGCTAACGTCTGACTCATGTGTATTACCTCCCGTAAATCTTGCGGCCCGAAGAATCCAAGACGTCGACATGGTCATAAAGCGGCCAGTTTTCGTCCGCCCAATGCTGAGCCTGCACACTTGATAACACGGGGTCAAAACCGGCAAAAACCAGTTTATCGCATCTGCCAGGATCCCCTTTATGGTAAGCATGGCAGCAGAATGAAGCCTGCTGTTTTTGAGTTTCATCCCGATGGATGTGCCGCAGCCGTTCCGGCTGTCGATTATTCCAGCGAATCTCTGCGGCTCGCATATATCTACCGTTCATATTCCTGTTCCCTTTTCGTCTTTTTGCAGTAACGGCGAAGCGGAGGGAGACAGTCGACCTCCGCACGATCAATGCGCTCCTGCTCAAAAATGTACTTGTGCGGGTGCTTTTTTTCATGGCGTCGGTGTCCAACGGAAGACACAAAGCTGTTGGCGGTCTTGTATCCAAGCTTCGCAGCGCACATGGCGGACGTTCCCGCTGCCACTACCTCACCGGTTTTGGCGCTGTACACTGTGTACCATGTGACATAGTGGATGTAATCAGCCATGTGCGACGTCCTCCGCATCGTGGAGGGCTGTGAGCAGCCCATCTGCCGCCGCGCTATAGACCTCTGATTTTTCCCGGCAGATGACCCGCAGCCAGATGTCTCCCGTGAGCGCGGACTCCGTTGCAAGCCGTGTGGCTGTTTTAAGGTGCTCTTCGGCCTGCTGCCGAATCAACTCTTCCAGCTTCATGCGCCCTTCTCCTCATCCTGCGGATACTCCGGGTTCCGGGCATGGTTGCGGACGATTTTGCTGTAACCGCTGCGCTTATACCGTTTGTTGTCCTCATACATCCCATAAAACGACATCGCCAGCCCGGAAGTAGATGCAACAATAATCCAAGGCGCGGCATATGCAGCCTCGGCGATGTCCCAGCCGCCCCAGCAAACCAGTGCAACGGCCAGCCAGGAGCAGGCCCAACGCACCGCCTGCACCGCGCCGATAATAGCCAGCAGACCTACCGTGCCGACGACGGCGAACGATTTGAGTCTCATTCTCTTGGTTCCTCCTTTGTATAAACCTTTTCGAGTTTGTAAAAGTCCTTCACCCACGCCATAAAACCGGCGCGGGAGATGTCCGGGCAGGGCTCTTTTGTTCCTACGGAAGGAATCGCCCAGCTGGTAAACAGCCCCGCCTGGATCTGCGCTCCCAAGACCTTTTCAGTCTTTGAGATGTTGTTGTCCCGAAGGATCTGGACGCATTCGCCTATCGTAAGACTCGGCTTCTGCATGGCCTGCTCCTTTCTTTCAATTTGGTTTTGCAGTGCTTTTTACGGCTCTGCTTCCGCAAACTCTCCGTTTTTGAGCGTGTACCAGACATTTTCTTTGATGTGGGTGCCGTCTACTTTTGCCATCTTTGCCCACAGCATATTGCCGTCATTGTCGTACTCAGTCAGCACCAGATAGCAGCCAAGAACGCCCCGTGCCTTACTGTGTGCGCCGTTTGCGACTGCGACATTGTCTTTTCCATCTGCTTTTGCACCGCAATAAGCCCCAGTGGCTGCCGCCGTGCTGTAATCGCCGCTGGAACCTGCCGTGCTGTAATAGCCGCTGGAACCCGCCGTGCTGTAATCGCCGCTGGAACCTGCCGTGCTGTAATCGCCGCTGGAACCTGCCGTGCTGTAATTGCCGCTGGAACCCGCCGTGCTGTAATCGCCGCTGGAACCCGCCGTGCTG